AAAAACTGGAGCGGGCTACAGGCATCGAACCTGCATCTTTCGGCTTGGAAGGCCAAACGTATTCCTCTAACAACCCGCATATTGAATTAGTGTGTAAGTATGACCAAACCTGCTACTTACACTTCAAATGTCTTGCCTTGATGCGTGGCGTTGTGGTCAACCCATACATTCTACTAAACTTGGTGGAGGCCCAGAGAATCGAACTCTTGTAGACAGCATCCGTGCAAGGGATACCCGTAGCCCACTACTGCCCCCAAATTGTTTGGCTCCATCTGTTGGATTCGAACCAACCTTCTCCGGTTAACAGCCGGGCATACTCGCCAAGAATATTAAGATGGAATAGATTTTGGTGGTAATGGAGAGAATCGAACTCTCTTAAGACACCGTATGAAGGTGGTACATTGCCATAATGCTACATTACCATATAGAAACACACTGCGGAATTTAACCGTCTTACCCGATACCTGGCACTGTATGGCCAAGACCGAAACTGAGAGTGACAACTCTTTGACATTTGCGGATCTGCCAGGGGCTCACCGATCAACGAATGTGTTTTTATATGGAATCCATTGTGTGTAGGGCATCGAAACCTACATTAAGCCCCATAACGGGCCTTTATTACCACTTATAAGAACACGGATTCTTGAGGTCATGACTCCCCAATATGGACAGGGTAATTACTCCTGTTTTTACCATATAGAAACACACTACTCTCTTTATAGTCGAAGCCCCGGACGCTTCTCGTAATGTGTTTTTATATGGTACCCAGTAGAGGTAACGCTCCTCTGTCTTTCGATTATCAGTCGAGTGCTCTTCTTTTGAGCTAACCGGGTAAACTTGGCGGAATGGACGGGACTCGAACCCTAGTGCAAATTAAAAATACATTCGAACCCCAGAACTAAATAGTGTTATGAAACACTGTCCTAAATGTGGAGCCGAACACGATAAACCAGGCATTTTCTGTTCTCGCTCTTGTGCTAACTCAAGAGTCAGAGACCAAGCCTTCAAGGATAATGCCAGCGCTTACGCTAAAGCCAATCCAGTGGGCTGGGCCGCCAATCCAAAAAGCCCTCGAAGTGGGGAGGGGATTAAGAAAAAGTGGGCCGCTTTCAGAAAAAATTTAAAATGTTGCGAATGCGGTATCGAATTTGAAGTACCATATTCGCAACGAAACAGAAAATACTGTTCTGTTGATTGTAGCAACAAAAATAAATTCCACGTAAATTCAAACAGAAAGAAAACATCAATTCACAACGGATTTAAAATGGATTCTGGCGCAGAACTCGCATTCGCTCAGTTATGTGATAAAAATTCAATTCATTGGGTCAAAAATACGACCGTGTGGTTTGAATACTTACCAGGTAAAAGATACTACCCTGATTTCTATCTTAAAGATTTTGATCTATGGGTGGAAATAAAAGGCAAGCGTTATTTTAGAGAGGATGATCCAATCAGATGGGCATCGGTACCAAACCACGAAGTGATATGGTCCAATAAAATAACATTACCTACTAAAATAATGGCGACCGAGAAGGGGATCGAACCCTCCTGAATATCCGCAGTGACAGTGCGGCGACCACACCAAGCAGTCCCCTCGGCCTATAGTTATAAAGAAGCCCTGAGTTAGTGCAAACAAGATAGACTTGAGTGGTTCGCTTTCGGGCGGATGATATTGGTGGGCTATCGCGGATTCAAACCACGCAACAACTCTATGTTGTAGAGTTAGGATTTCCAATCACTCTAAAGCCTATAAATTTGATCCAGATTACACGGCGTTAAGAATAGGTACCCTAGCTTAACTTCTGTCCGGTGGCAGGTCTTTCCGCTAACCAACTACGCTACCATTCCTAAACTGGATGCAGGACCTAGAATCGCACTAGGGACTGGAGCTTATGAGACTCCCGAGATACTACTTCTCCATCCTGCGGCAAACTTGGTGGACCGACGGGGATTCGAACCCCGGACTCTAGAATGCAAATCTAGTGCGTTCCCAATTACGCCATCAGCCCAAATTTTGGTGGATGCGGTTGGAGTCGAACCAACAGTGCCAAGGGCGGGAGATTTACAGTCTCCTGGGGTTACCAGTTTTCCTACACATCCATATAACTTATTATACACTCTACCAGCTATGCTGTCAACATCTAGTTTATCTTTCTAGTGCTGTAGTAGAGTGTGTATTAAAATGCTCTAGACTATGTCTGTTCCGGCGCTTTCGGGACGCTATGAGAACATTTTAATACGCTACCATTTTCTTTCCACAAGAGGAAATGCCATCCGGTAGGCCGCCCATTTGCTAGTTATTATAGTGTCTAGCGTGGATCTCGTTTCCACTTTTTAACACTTGAAAAACAAAAACCCCAGGGTGTTTAGTCCTGGGGTCCTTTGGAGTTAGAGTGTAGTTGTATTACACTTTGGTCTCCCGGACCCCGATCTTAATCTCTGGTGTGCGATCATTATTTGACATTTCGAACGCAGACCATAAGGCGGCAGGGCAATAGCCTAGCTGACTTGCGGTTCCTTGTATCAAATGTTTATGTAACGACTGCATTTTAGTTTCCAATTTTTCCTTAAAATTTATACGTCTTTTTATATAACGTATGCTTCTATTGTAGTGCCTTTCAACACCACTGTCAACAACTTTTGGTATCTTTTTTGTTGTTTTTTTACAACAAGTATTTATACCTTGCTTGCTAACATGTATTTATTATATGTTTATTTAGTCTTTGTGTCAACCACTATTTAGATATTTCCTGGATCTTTTAGGCCTAGTTGCTCAAAACCCCAAGATCTTTCATTGCAGCCATTGCAATTATAACATCTTCCTACTTCTTGAGAGTTGCAGGTATGTGTGATGTAATATAGTTTATTTTGTTCCAAACGGTTGCACAGGTCGATGATATGAGTCTTGTTTAATTTTTCTAGCGGTGCTCTGAACCAGTAACTTGTTTGATAGGGAACAGGATCCCACCCAATCATATGTTGTGGCTGTTGATCTATCAACCCTAAAAAAGCCATGTGATACCCTAAACGCCATGCTTCTCTTACTCCAGATTCTACCTGTTGTTGTTGCGGTAGATCGGGATTGCCCACAGTAATAGGGTCTTGATAAGGTAACCCAAAGTTATCATTGATGTGTGCCACCACTAACTTAGAAAAAATCTTAGACCCTTCTGTTCTTTGAATAGTCAACGGCACTATGGTATGTGGATTTCCAAACTCTTTGTTTACCTGTAGAAGGATATGGTAAAGTAATGCACTATCAATACCACCACTGAGAAAAACGGCAATCCTGCCAGGAGTTTCGGGTAACTCTATTTCTACAGTTCGCTGATCTTTTTTTGGACCGCACTGAAAACTCTTTGTCAACATATTAAAAATAAGTTACATTAGATTTAAAAGGATACAAAATCTCGTTGTTTTCCAAAGGTGTGTTCTTGCGTGTTTCAATCCACAAAGTTGTTCCGATACCTAATGCCAATGTTGCCGGCATACTTTGATTGCCAATCATCATCTTAGCACCTGCAATCAATCTAGCCAATGCTAGTCCGTCGCTGGTAGGTTCATAGTGTACTTTGACTTTCATTGTTTCTTCAAACCAAGCATGGTCTTCAGGTAAGCCCACAAAAAACGCTTGGTCAACAAGATTACGCTCAAGCCAGTTGACCCATTCTTCTACCTTACTAACATCATCAGTGCCCTGCAAATAGTGAGGGTTTCTTGAAATACAAATAGGACGGCCTGGTATCACTGTGGGCTTATCTACTTCAACATAGGGATCTATTTGTAGTGTTCTAAAGTTTTCTTGTAGGTCCACACCCATGGCATTGGCATATTGGTTAGCAAAGTTGCGTGGCCAAATGGGATCATTCATATGATGAGCAACTCGTTCTAACTCAAAATCCACTGTTTCGCCTTGCCATACAGCAAACTTGGTTAGACAACTTTGTATTTCCATAATAGGAGCAAGGAAATCAAAGTCGCCCTGTGTCATACGACCGCTGTGACGACCTGCGTTGCCCCAACCAATACTGGCCGCTACCTTGTCCATATAGTTAAGACGAAGATAGTAGTCACCACCTCCTTGTGTTTTAACAAAGGCTAGGCTGCTAAATGTATCTCCAGTACTACCCGAATGTGTAAATGATGCCATATTACTCTGGATAAAAATCGTAAACAGAATGTGTTGCGTTGGGTACGATCATGTCTTGGTATTTTTCTAAATTCTCAACAATGATACGGGGAAAATAATCATCAACAGTGACATATTCAAAACGCTCAACATAGTTGAATCCTAGAAATCCTACCTTGTTGGCAATCATGTAGTCAACATCAACTGTGTCTGCCAAGCCCTTAGATTCTGCGTGGGCAAAGTTCTTTAGTTTATTGGCTGCAAAATCATTGTGTCCGAAGTAAGTCCAGTGCCAGCCGCCGTGGTCAATGATAACGCTGTTGGTATTGGTATCAACAATGGGCAAGTTACTTCTATTAAAAGTAAACTTACGTTCACGTTGAGCATCTGTAAACTCACTGGCACGAGTCACAATAATGTTACGTTGTCTTGCATGTGGTTGTACCATTAGGAAGTTAAGTTTGAAATAAAACAACGGGATGCCTAGAACATATCTAGAATATCCATTAGTGTCTTCTTTGATAAGTTCGATGGCTTCTGGGCGAGGAATCTCGTCACAGTCTGAAACAATGACTAAATCATCAGGTTGTAAGTCAGTTAACCCTCTACGCAGTTCTCTACGTTGGAAGTTTTCGTTTACCCAAGTATTAGGATCACCGGGCATGTCATCCAACATGATGTGTCTAATCTTACTGCTATATTTTTCAAATCGTTCCCAGTTATCTTTTAGATAAAAAGGTTTGGGGTTACTTTGGTGTGTAAGGTTGCCTTCGGCAATAACAAAGAAGTCTACGGTATCCCATAGTTCTTGTAGTCTAAGTTCTAGTATATCAAACTCGTTATAAAATGTAAAACAATCAAAAACTCTCATTTATTCTCTCTTTATGGTATTTGTACAAAGGCGTGGACGTCATTAAATTCTACTGACAGATTTGGTAAAGCATCTCTAAATGCTTGGGCAACATCGGGACTCCATGCGTCGTCGCCTACAATCAATCCTCCCGATTTCATTTTTGGAAAAAAGTTTTGAATATCTTTAATAACACCTTGGTAACTATGGTCACCATCGACAAGCAAAAAGTCTATGCTATTATCTTCGTAAAGTGCGGCTGCTTCTTCACTGGTCATAGCATGTAGATTATACAGGCCTGCTACTGGTGCTAGTCTTTCGTGAAACCCCTCAATATGATAATCCTGCCATTCTTCGGGCTGCGACTCTGCTGATGCAGCATAGTGTGACAAAGGTTTCATTGGATCTATACAATCAAAACGAATCTTTTTACCGCTGTTAACAATCTCAACGCACATATATGCTGTGGACTTACCTTTGAAGCTGCCTATCTCAACAAACAGAGCTCCGTCGTCTGCTTGAGCAACTACATCTTTATATACATAGTCATAACTGAACCAACCGTGTATATTTTCATAAAAATGTTCCATATTTCCCTTTAAATGGTTGTTATTTAAAAAATATTTATAGTATACTATAACACATGGAAATATTTTTAGCAACCTAGCGGCTCACTAAATATTTCTAAAATAGTTAAAGGATTACAATGAACATAGCAGTCGTAAGTTTGAACAATCAAGGATACCAGCCGTTGGCTGATTTGACCTGGGATCAAAATAAAGCACTTTACGCAGAACGACATGGATATGCATACGCTTGCAAAACTGACAACTTTTACAATGTAAACATTGGGTTTGAAAAGATTTGGTTTTTGAGAGACATGCTGGAAGGCTATCCAGACATCGAATGGATTTGGTGGACCGGTTGTGACACACTGATCACTAACTTTACAATCAAGTTAGAGGACATTATAGATAACAACTATCATTTTATCATTGCCACAGACTGCAATGATATCAATGCAGACAGTTTTCTTGTTAGAAACAGTCCAGAGGGACGAGCTTACATTCAAATGATCATTGACCAGTACCCACTGTATTATAATCACAACTGGGCCGAACAACAAGTTATGATTGATACCTATGAGGACAATAAAGGCATTATCAAAATCGTTCCTCAAAAAACATTTAACTCCTACGATTGTAAACTATATCCTAACCAAGCCGCAGTTGATCGCCACGGTAACTCCAGTGATTGGACCAAGGGCGACTTATTGATTCACTGGCCAGGAACAAGTTTGCCACATCGTATGCAACTAGCACAATACTATCTAACTCAAGTTGTAACAGAATGAAAATCTATATAACTGGTGCTTCTGGGTTTATTGGTAAAAACCTTGTTGAGTTTTATCAAGGCCACAAGATTCTAACGCATACTCGAGATTCTTATATAGAAAAACAATGTGATTATTTCAAACCGGATCTAATCATTCATTGTGCCGCAGAGATATACAAACCTGAAGTTATGATGAGTAGTAACATCATACTAACTTATAACTGCTTGGAGTATGTAAGAAAGAACCCTACAACTCGAATGGTACATATTGGATCTAGTGCTGAATACGGACCAATGCCCAGAGCCAGTGCTGAAACAGATCGTATCAATCCTGTTGATATGTATCAGGCCACTAAGGGTGCAGCCACTCTATTGTGTCAAGGCTATGCTAGACAATATGAATTAGATATTAAGATTGCCCGTGTTTATAGTGCGTTTGGTAATCACGAGAAGCCACACAGGTTGTTTAGTAGATTATACGATGCATTCTTTAATGACCAACCTATGAATTTGTTTAGTGGCGAGCACGATTTTATCTACATTGATGATTTTGTTAGGGGCATCGATATATTGGCCAATGCTCCTGCTGAGCCCGGTGATATTGTAAACTTCGGTTCAGGTATTCAGACCAGTAATCTAGAAGTATTAAATGCTTGGCAAGAAGTTACCGGACGTACCGGACCAGTCACCTATGTTGATAAAATGGCCAAGGCCTTTGAAAGTGATGTTTGGATCTGTGATACAACATATGCCAAACATAGATATGGGTTTGAGGTTGAATATAGCCTTAAACAAGGTATTGAAGAACTGATTAGGAATAAACAAAAATGAGACTAATGGCTATTACTATTTTTGATTACTTTAAAGATCGTCTTTCTTCTTTGGAAAACAACTATTTAGAAATCGGTATATGGCATGGAACGAGTGTATCTGAACTTGCTAAACTTTTTCCTAATAAAACTATATATGCGATTGATCCGTTTATTGAGGACGGGTTTACTTCCCACGAATCATCTATACAGCAAGGTGATCAACTATCTGATAATCGAAATATCGTTTTAGAAAATATCAAAGGTCTTACTAATCTCCACTTGTATGAAATGACCAGTAAAGATTTTTTCGATTCTCTTACACAGGATACAATCTCCCAAATGAATGTGTCTCATGTTATGATAGATGGTAGCCATCATTATGATGATGTTATATTAGATACACAACTAGCAATGACAGTTATCGGTAATAAGGCAGGTACTGTAGCATTTGATGATACTAATCTAGAAGGAGTTGAAAAAGCAATGAATGAGTTTCATAGCAATACACTTAATAGAATTGAATCATTTGAAGATATGCACCCAAACACAAGAATATATAAAATTAAATCACTATGAACGAACTTGAAAAACGATTAGTTGATATCACATATCAAGAAAAACTAAGCCACCTTAGCAGTACACTTAGTGCGCTGCCTATTATTGAAGAAATCTACGCAAAACGTCGAAACGACGAAGTGTTTATTCTCAGCAATGGACACGCAGGGCTGGCCTTGTATGTAGTTCTGGAAAAATACTACGGTGTTGATCCAGTAGAAATGATACACAAACATGGCATCCATCCAGGAAAAGATTTGCCTAATCATTTGTATTGCTCAACAGGCAGTCTAGGTAGTGGTCTTCCTGTTGCTGTTGGACACGCATTGGCCACACCTGATAAGAAAGTCTACTGTATGATCAGTGATGGTGAAGCCGCAGAAGGTAGTATTTGGGAAAGTCTACGCTTTATTCAAGAGCATCCTGTTGACAATCTAGAAGTATATGTTAATATTAATGGTCTAAGTGCATATGATCCTGTGGACATCGAATATCTAACAGCAAGATTAAAGGCATTCTTGCCACGCATTAATATTCGTATTAGTACACCACCGAGTTGGTCGTTTGCTCAAGACCTATTGACACATTACTATGTGCTGAAAGACAACGATTATAAAGAGGTATTAGCATCATGAGAAAAGAATGTGCTCAACTATTGTTAGAAGAAATGTCAGTGAACGACCGTATCCGAGTTGTTACTGCTGATTTGGGATTTGGTATTCTGGATCACATTCGCAATGCTTATCCGGATCAATTTTATAATGTAGGCGCCGCCGAACAACTCATGATTGGTGTAGGTATCGGTATGGCTGAACAAGGATTGATTCCAGTTTGCTATTCGATGAGTTCGTTCTTATTGTATCGCCCTTTTGAGTTCTTGCGTAACTATGTCAACTATGAAAAGATTCCAGTCAAACTACTTGGATCTGGCAGAGACTATGATTACAGTCACGATGGTGTTACACACTGGGCACATGATGATGAAGCAGTATTAAGTTCATTGCCTAACATCGACATCTATAAACCTAAAACCCTTGAGGATTTGAACACAGATTTTGCGGAATGGATCAACAGTGACCGTCCTGCTTACTTAAACTTAACGAGAAAACTATGAACACCAAAGTTGTATATGTAACTGGTTGTTTAGGTTTTATTGGATATCACGTTACCAAGGCCTGCCTAAATCAAGGTTGGTATGTGCGTGGTGTAGATAAAATGACCTATGCTGCCAATGTTAATCTATTGCCCGAGTTAGAAAAATATGGCAATAAGTTTATTTTTGAAAATAAAGATATTAATGATTTAGATATTCTGTATGAATGTGACTATGTGATTAACACCGCAGCAGAGACTCATGTAGATAACTCTATTGCCAGTAGTGAAGTATTTGTTCGTAGTAACATTGACGGTGTTCATCATTTGTTGGAACTTATTAAACAAAAGCATAAGTTTAAAATGCCTACATTGTTACACTTTAGTACAGATGAAGTATATGGTGATATTGTTGAAGGATTTCATAGTGAAACAGATTTGTTGAAACCCAGCAATCCTTATAGTGCTACCAAGGCTGCTGCCGATATGCTGGTCACTGCTTGGGCAAGAACCTATGGAGTTCCTTATGTTATTGTTCGTCCTACCAACAACTATGGCATTGGGCAGTATACAGAAAAGTTTATTCCTCACACAATCAAATATTTAAGCCTAGGTAAACCGGCTCCTTTGCACGATGCGGGAACACCTAGACGCACTTGGTTACATGCCAGCGATACTGCTAGTGCTATTATCACTATTATTAATCACGGTGTTACTAATGAAATTTATAACATCTCGGGCAACTATGAAGAGTCTAATCTAACAGTGGCAAAGATGATTATCAAGGGCATGGGACTTAAAGGAGATCCTATGCAATACCTAGATACTAGTATTCGCCGAGCTGGTCAGGATGTGCGGTATGCTATCGATGACACTAAACTACAAGATCTAGGATGGAATCCTGTGGCTGATTTTTCTAAAGAACTTAAATCTATTATTAAGTATTATACCAAGAACTTTATTTGGTAAGTTAGATAAGTACTTGATGCTTACAACAATTCTATATACACTCATAGTCACACATATTACCATAGTATGTGTGACTTTATTTTTACACCGTGGTCAAACACATCGAGGGATAGAGTTTCATCCTATACTCAGTCACTTTATGCGACTTTGGCTATGGCTAACAACTGGTATGGTTACTAAACAATGGGTGGCCATACATCGCAAACATCACAGATTCAGTGACCAAGAAGGAGATCCACATACTCCTCACATATATGGTATATGGCGTGTATTGTTTACTGGTGCAGTATTTTATTCACGATCCGCACGGGATCAAGCACTAGTAGAACAATACGGAGCAGGTACTCCTGATGATTGGATTGAACGCAACATATATACACCCTAT